CGCGGGGGCACAATCCATATCCAATCTGTGCGTGTGATTGGCTCCATTCGTGCTAGTGAGAACAGTTACATGCCAATTTCTCAACATCACAGGATCAATTACAGGATCGATGTTTGGTGCATAGTTAGGGTCCATAGACCACACGAAATCATTGTTCGTATAGAAAGGAAATTCCACTTCAATACCTTCATTGGTACCCGGCATGAACACAGTTGAGCCATTAATCGAACCCACACTGTTGGAAATCGCAGTGTTTGTGTAGGAACTATCAAATTCTGCAAGCCCACTGTTCTCAACACGAATTTTGACTCCTGAAGTGTTACCTGTACCACTGTAAAAGAATCTATACTTCCACCCACCACGAAAACCAAGAAAACAATATTTTATCCATCGAAACATAACCTGGTTTTGTCCTGGTGCATTCTCCGTATCTACTGCTGCTGTGAGAGGTGGTTGAATGGGTCCAGAATAGTACATGAAGTTGTCACCTGTGTTGATTACTTCTCCTACATAAGGTGTGAAGTATCTTTTCATGATTTGTCGATAAGACACAGGCACTTCTCCAAAACTTCTGGTGGCAAGGTCCTTTGAAGGTGGCACTTTCGCGTTAATGTCTTCTGACCACTCAACGTCACATTGCGGTTCCCATTTCAATTCTTGCGTAATGTCACGATTGTTCAAAAAATTGAATCTCATGTCATCAGATTTCACAAAAACATTAATCTGCACATTCTTTGCTATAGGAGCTTGCAATTTGGTCAAAGGATAGATGTAAATGAAACCATTTGAATATGCATTATCGTTAATTCCTGCAAAATCCGCTTGAGCTAAAGACGGGCAAGGCGCCCATGGTCGATGATAAGCCCAATTGACTGTGATTTCAAATGAACGAGTCTCTTGCAAATCAATGACAATTACGCGCGGTTGATTCAGTTGTATACCTCCCAAGACGAGATCACGTTGGAAACAATTCGGCTCATACGCTACTGCAATACGTCCTCTGTGGTACTTTGATGCAACTATATCAAACTTATAAGTTATGCTACCTCGCCAATAACCAAAGAACCTGGCAACATAACCCATAGGAGTCAATTGCGTGATATACTGACCATCCACAACGTGATTAGCATGACCCAAAGGATTCACATTGTTCACAAAGATAGATGACAATGGAGAGGAGTCAACAGACCAAGTGAATTGAGTCAACAAACCATAGGTTTTGCAAAAGCTAGAGAACACGAGTTCGTCTTCCGCATTGTCTGCTAATCCTGATTCTAAAGACAATTCACATTTGGGATCTAAAGTCAAACGATGTCCCACTTCGCCTCCAATGGTGGAAGCTCCATTCTGAAACGGTTCGTTTTTCATTCTTTGTGGATCCCCTGATAAAGTGGGTCTAGAAAATCCATACAGATGCGAGACATTTTTGGCTACATTGAGAGCTCCACTAGCCGCTTTAGCATATGGTGCTATTACAGGTACGCTCTCAAATTGTTTGCTAACTGCCAACGCAGATGTAGTCATTTTCTCGATGGGTCCTGTTTCAAATTCCGACTGTGTTTCCACATCTAACTTGGTAGAGGTGGACGTACTCAAAATCACATTGTCTAACCACACGAATATCTGCATAGAAACTTCAGTAGGATCAGTAGAAACTGACGTGACCTGTGAGATCGTACCTACATTCAATGCATACATGGGGTCCAAATCTGAAAAAGGCGTGGTACTGGTAATAACAACCGAATCAGCATTAAATAATCTCCCAACGGGCTTTGGGCTAATATATGGCAAAACTAATTCCAGTGGCTTGTTATCAGCTACGTCCATGTAACGCACGTCCTTAGTAGTTGAAAGATACTGTATCATCAAATCGTGTGTACCTGGCAACGCACTCAAGATCTTGACATAAAACGGATTTGTTTCATACCAAGGAATTGCTGAAACTTGAACTCTACCCATATTGAAAGGAGTTCCTGAAATGTGGATCCTAACGTGTACGTCAGCTCTCAAAAAAGCGTAATTTCGCAATTTGGCACGTACGCTAGGATCTCTTAGATATAAACTCATAGGTAGAATCGTAGCAAAGATATCGGCATCCTGACCAAATACCCCCGAATATACGTTAATGGGGCGTTTGAAAAAATTGTCAGGATCAAGATTTTCTTTAGGGAGAAGTGGCTTGACACTAGCAGTTCCGAAATTACGTTGATCTTCTGCCATTCCGGCGTGATCAATGATATTTTCTTCTGTGATAACATGTTGGCCAGTGGCTTCTTTCTCCCAATCAGCTTGTCCTTCGACATTCATCAGATTCTTCTTTCGAGAATAGGATCGTTGCAAATACGCTATTGTTCCTTCTAGTTCCCTTTTCCTACGCATGTATTTCAAATAGGGAATCGCGTGTAGGTGGAATTTGGGATCTGTCATAAACAAAGCGCAACGCTCTATATCCTCAGGGGTTGTGCCAGGGCACGGGTTTGGAACTTCTTTTAATTCGGCGAGTTCCTCGATCATTCTGTCGATCGTCCTTAGCACTAAATGCAAAGCTGGCCATTATTCTTTTCCATGAATTCGACCAAAAATTCATGTCGTATGGGCTGCCCAATATTTTAAAAGGAGGGTTCCAGCGTCCTTCTTCCATGATACCTTACGGTAGTCCATGCATCCTGTCTTCCTGGGGTTACAGGTCTTAACTTCCCACATTGGATCTTTTTTACACTCGCCCTACGAGAAACCTGCAAGCAGGAGTAGCCCCCAAAGGGACTACTGTCGGTTGGGGGAGAGTGTCAAAATATCCATGCACCTGTCATAGGTGAATAGATCATTATTGACAATCTCAGGATTGGCAAACTGAAACGAACCACATATCGTATCAAACAAAGCTTCACGAAACCTCCTTACATCAACATCATGAAACATAAGCTCCAATAATACTGAATTAGAAGACTGCACAGCTTGTTGATATGGAGTGACACAATCACTAGGTAGTGTCCAACTCAGAGTTTTCAGTAGTGAATTCATATCCAGAGGGGCGACCATTCTTCCAAAGATCTTGCTCTTAACAAAATTCCTTTTCAGAAAAGACATGGATTCAGGCGTGACAAATTCAACAATCGCGTCTGTCTTTGCAGTCGTTGTGAATGGCATATTATAATGCTCCAAACAAAACTTAGCATAATAAACACAATTGAAGTATTTTTCGAACTTGTACACACTATTCAACATATCATCTCCATAAACAAACAATTCACAATAGTCGAAAAAACAGTAGTCTCTCAAGATCGGATGATGATACCAGGAATACAACATCATCATAACTCCACACATGGAGTTAATCTCAGCAGTCCCAAACATGCCTGAAGGCTCGTAACCCGCTGCCATAATCAACTCAAACAGAACACATAGGATGGGGTACAGCAGATCAGACAAAAGCGTCTCGAGTATCACAATTGAGAAATCGTTGTAACCTAACCAAATAGCAAGCCGTTTGATGTAGGTGAATACTGCTACTTTCAAATCAAAGGGCATGCACTGATCAAAATTGGAATAGTCTCCTTCCATTATGCTCCTAGATTTAGACAACAGTATGTCTATCAATCCGTCTACATCTCGATGCATATCGATACCTATCGCAGCGCAAAATGCTCTCTGGTTTGTCAACATAAGTGACAAAATTGGTCCCAAAAATTGACGCGCAACTACTAAAGAAGTGAAAGGTGTCATAGCAAACATCCGAGTTTTACCTGCAGCAACTTTTTCCACGGCACGAGGTTCATCCTTCAGTTGTGCTGTAAACACAATGCCAACACATTCACGCTTAGAATAAGATGTGAGAGTCTCTAAAATTTCCCTTTTCAGAGACTCAACCGGTTCACGATACACATCTCTTCCTTCTTTGGTGACGAGGGGTATGTACTTGTCCTTCTT